CTGCCCGAATTGGGCTATATACACCGGCTTCGTGTAGTCGAGGTTGTAGAGATCGAGAGCCGTGAGTTTTGCCCGAATGGTGATGATCCGCAGACGGTCAACGACTTTCTGATAGGATGAATATCGGGTCTTTACGATACCTTCCTCGCCGCCGAATTTCATCCACGGATCGAACACCCCGATGCAGCGGGCAATGCCCGACATAAACGCTCCACGCCCCGATAGAATGCGTGGTGAGCACTCCGAATAATTGGCGCCGCCTTTTCCGTTATCCTCATAGATCGGCACAACGGCGCAATTTACCCCGTCCGTCGTTGCATTTTCAGATGCAGAGAAAGGCAGCGACACCAGCTCCGTTTCTTTCTCGATGTTTTCGTTGCGGATCGTGATGGTGCCGTGCGTGTCAGCCTTTACATCGTCGTCGTTGTCGTAGTCGAGGATGTTGCTTTGCGCGAGGTCGTCGATGGTGAACATCGAGGCGTCTGGCATATCGACTCGGTGCAGGTCATTCAGGATAGCCCGGTCGCTCCAGTCGATGATGTCGTTTTTCTGAACATTGGCGATTATGTCATCGATGCTTATCAGCTTGATCGTGTTCGGGCTATTCTTGTCCGCATAGGCGAACAGACCGTTCATGGACATCAGGGCGAGGATAAAATCGCCCTGGGAAATGTCGGGGAGATTGGGGGCGACATAAAAAGCATTCGGATAGCTAATTTCGAAGTTGTCAAAGTCGCCGAAAACTAAAACGTCGCCCACAAGATACTCATCGGGCAAGACGTCTGTTGATTCGAAGTTGACATTAAACCCTGTATATTGGGATGCGCCATTTATGTTAAGTACTAAAGCACTAAACCATACTTTGCCATTTTTAGTATTATACGGGGACGTTTCCTTATATAATACGTCCCGCTCTCCCGTATAACGAACGCCATATATAGACATGGTTGCAGTACCATCTTTCTCTTCACCATAACTCGGCCAATTAAATTTAACATAAAACTTATCGGCATCCGAAGAAGAAATTGATATTTTGATAGCTGTTGCTCCATTGTTCTTAAACCCCATAGTGCCGGATGGGAACCCAACGATACCAGCTTGGTCATGTCCATTAAAATACAAATTCATGGATATGGGGCTTTCTTCATTTGATTTGTACGCATAGTTATGTTCATAGTCTGCATTTTTTGATACAAGCGGAATAATAGGCCCAAGATTCTTGCTGTACGCCAGCCGCTCCTTGCCGTCGATAGTGATCCCGTTATACTTTTCGATAGCCGAAAGAATTGTTTTCACCTGCACGGACGGATGCAAATACTTGGGGTTCGACAGTCCCATTCCGAAATTCACGCCCCAAAACGCTACACCGGGGTATTTACTGGTAGTGTTTCCCTCCAGAATCGCTGTATTCTCATTCCAGTCAATGTGGTCCGCTCCGAGTTCTTCCAGTTGCGGCCCCAAATCCCGCAGGCCGTTATCAAACAGAGGCTGAAAGTTATCCACGTTGCCCCACGTAAGTGTTACATTGATCGTATCCGCAATATCCGTTGCCACGGCGAACCCCTGCGTGAACAGTGGCACCCCGTCCTGATACAACATCGCCGGAAGTCGTACATACGGAGCGTCAGCATCCACATCCGGGCGGGCGGCCTGACCTATAGCCCGCATATTGGCAGGCGTAGGCGGCAGCGCAATATTGTAGGAACGGTTCGACTGGATGCTGTCGAGGTTCGAAAATATCGGACTTTGATAGAGCAGGGTTACGACCTCGTCGCTCGAAAGGTCGCACAGAATATCGTTGATGTATAGTTCGTAGGTTGTCATAGATATTCGTATCTTACTATTTCAACGACCAAATCTTGCATCGGTGCGCCCGTGTCTTCGGATTCCGAATCTTCAACCATGAAACGCACCCAATTGCCCGCATCCGGGTCGTACATGAACAAATCCTGGCATCCGAGGATCGTGCGGCACAAGTTGAAAACATCCCTTTCAACAATGCGACTATGCAAGGTATAGCGTTTGGCCAGCGTCTTGTTCTGCACGTCGTGAGGTGTCAGCGTATCGTCGAGTTGATGATAGGTAGATCTCGCAGACATTTCGTCGGTTTGGGATTCCGGCGTCCATCGGTATAAATAGGGGATACCGGCAGCATCCGTCCATTTCAGAAATATCCCCTTGGTGCAATAATCGTAGTAAGTTCGTATCTCCGCATTATAGTCTGTCGGGGTGGCTCCCACAGCAAGCGGCTTGCCAAGGTCTTCAGATGGGATTTTTGCCGGATCAAACGGGATGATGGGAGAAAATGCCGAATTTCCGATGTATTTCTCTGTTGTTGTCGAGGAGGGCGTAAGCACGAAAAGCTCGCCCGTTTGTTCCGGGAAAAATAGCGACTGCTCGAATCCTGCGTTCGGATAGACCACAATGCAAGGGGCAGCGGGATAGAATTGTGAAATATTTTCCCCATCTCCCCATCCGGGGAGAATCTCTCGGTCTGCAAATCCGGGGACTGCGTAAAGAGCCGGTCCAACATGGTCATATTCGGAGGCAGTAATTACATAGGTGATTGAATTCGATTTGGTCCCTTTTATCAGACTTTCGCATATTTGTCCAACAGGAAATACCGCCACACCTTTGTCGTTAGTTTTGCGTGTCAAGGTGATAGACCTAGTGAATGTCCAATCGGACCCTCCTGTCAATTTAAGGGACACGTCTATATTCCCCTTTTGGGAGAGCAGTTCAACCCGAAAATACGCAAAACGGCCCCGGGTCTCGAAGATATCCTCTGGGCGGGTTACCTTGAATACGTCATTTGTGTGCAATATCATAATTCTATCGTCGCATCTAATAGTTGATAAATGGATGTATCGAGTTCCTCTGTTATTTTTTTGCTGATTCTATCGACAACTTCGGGCAGTAAGTCTTTCATTATCTCCGTTCCTCCGCCCTTTTGATAAAGCACGCTTCCGCGATCCCAGACGCTTGAAGCGACGCCATATGCGTTTATCGATCTTGGGCCAAGGTTCCATCTCGATTCTTTAACCCGCGCCCACCGCTCTATCGCGTTCCGGAATGCCTCGAAGCTGCCGAACTCCTCTTGCACATCCTGTGGGGAACTTCCTTCGTCGATATTCTTGATGCCTTTGCGCCCGACAAATGAGACCGTAAGTCCACCATTTGTAGCTTCATGGATGGTTTTAAGGCTTTCAGCCGTTGCGCCGGTCGTCTCCTCCGGAAGCCCCAAAGCGTTGACATCGGCGCCGCTGTTGGTCCTCTTGGTCATTATATTGAAGGCGATCTGCTCGGCGAGCGGACCGAACTCGTATTCACAGATGGTGATGATCCGCTCGGGGCTGAATATCTCCTCTATTTGCCGGATGGTGGGCATATCAGCAGATGTTATAGGTCATCGTAGCGCTTAGGGTTACGCCGGCCACCAATACGTCGAATTTGCCGTAAAAGGGCGTCGCGTTGGCCACAAGCTCTACTTCGATACCCATCGACCGCATCCGGTTGATAAATGCAAAGGCGCGTTCTTCCATCTTTTCGACGATTGGCTGCACTTCGATCTCCGTGTCCGGCTCCGCTTTCCCGAGGGCGTCGCAGAAATAGAGCGTCGTCGTCCGGCGTCGCATGTCCGACATCCGTGTTTCGGAAATCGTCTCGTTGAACTGACGGAGCAATACGGGGTATTGCTTTACGTCATCCATCAGATAATTAGCTTCAGCTATCCGGGCGTACATATAGGAGCACAGTCCCTCCGCCTCGGCGCACTCTCTGAATATCTCGTTAATGCTTTTTTTCATCGTCTCCGTCTCCCGTTAGATTTGTTCGCTTCATAGATGGCTCGCTGTTCCATGTTGTCGCACTTGCAGGCTTCGAATGCTTCGTATACTGTCGCCCACGGCGTATTCCATGCTTTATTCATATCTACGGCGCCGTTCATTATCTGGCAGTATTTGCGGCAGACGGCAACAAGACCGCGATTAGGTCGCTTGACACGCGCTTTCATCTCGGCGGCCGTGAGGGGCATTTCCAGCTTTTCCCACGATTTGCCGATACCTTCCAACCCTTTCTGTATGGCAATGAAATAGCGCTGGGCACGGATGAACCGGAGGCGTCCGATTTGCTCCTCGTCTATGCTGAACTCCGCGTTCCAGTCCGGATTGCCGTCAACGCCTATGCGGTTGAATTTCGTGAGCCCGAGCATCACGCCGAGCACGATGCAAAAATATTCGTACGACGGTTTACGGGCTTCGATGGCGTTCAGTTCGCCCATAGTGATGTCGGCAATGTCACGCACGGGCAGCCGTTTGTCGAACCACATTCGGCGTTTCATAGGCACGAACTCCGGCTCCGGAAGGCCTTGTATGGCTTTTACGATACGTTCGGTACCCATGCTGAATAATGCACGGTTGCGCATCACAACATCACTAACCGTATCTTTGGGGGTTATCTTCATAGGTTGTAAGTATTGATCGGTTCGAATATCTCCGCGTAAAAGTCCGGGCACAGCTTAACATCGTCAACGATGCGGATGATCTCTCGGCATTCGTCTACCATATCGTTCCACACGCGGACGAGCCGATGTGTCGGAGATGTTCGGGTGCTGCTTTCGGTGTTCTTCAGCTTTTCCCCGGCAACGGTGTTGAATGTCATATAGTCGCGCGAGTAGTAGAAATAGATATACTTGGCAATTACGGATGCCCCCTTGTCCGGTTGAGCCAGCAGCGCCACAATAGCTGGGTAATCCTCAATATTGTCGGCGACATCCGACCCCAGAAGCATTCGCAGAAACCGAGGTTCGTACTTGGCGATATATGCCTGAATATCGCTTATGATTTTGGGGGCAGGTCCGGCGGGTTTACCGTCGCTCTTGGTCTCTATCCCCGCAATATATGTCTCGGGGTAGGTGAAATATCGCTCGTCTAAGATCATGGTATTTTATTTGAAGATAGGGGCGGCGTGTTGCCGCCCCTATCCGGTTACTCCTCCAGGGCCTTTTTATAGAACCCTTTGGCGATCATCATTTCCGCAGTTGCCCGCGATTTGATGAGTATTTCGCCCTTGTTGATCCCGTCATGCGCTCTAATGACTTCGACGCGCAGGACGTTGGCTTTAAGGGCGCGACGATCGCGCCTAACGGGGGCGCGTGTCATAGCTGCTTCATCTTTCGCTTTCATGGGTTACTCGGTCGGTCCTGCTGTTGCTTTCTCGATGGCGGCCAGAGCGGTGTTGATGTCGGCGACATAGATATTCGCTTTCATATCCGGCCGTGTAACGAGGGCTTGCCCGCGATACCACAGCCACAGACGATACGAATCCGTCTCCGGGACGCGCTCGATCTCCATAGTGATATTGCGCTTGTCGTGCAGCTGGAGCGTCGTGGAATCGAGCACGACGAGCTCCGAGGCCGAGAGTTTCGGGGTCGGGATAATCGTCATGCCATGCACCGACAAGGCCCCATTGGGCAGCACCGTGATGTAGTCGCCGAGGGTGTTCTTCAGCGTGCGCATCTTGAATTCGGTGGCATAGTTCATCAGCACGTAATTCGGAGCCATCGAATCGTTGGTCTCGATCTTTGCCTGCGTTTTCATGGCGAGGATCAGGTCGGCGATGTTCGGTGCTGACGCGCTGGTTGCCACACCCGCCGTCGTTGCATTGAATGCCGTAACGCCGGATGTTTTCAGTCCGTAGATGTGTTTGGGCTTGGAGGCATCCACGCCGTCACCGCCCCACAGCAGAGAATCGAGTTTGGCTGCGATCCCCTGCTGGGCCTTCGTCTGCGCCCATGCCAGGAAGTACCCGAAATCTTCGGCGCTCTCAGCCGAGAAAGGAAGCACGGAACCGAGTTTTGCCAGCTCACGGTATTTGCCCGTAAGCGTGGCGGTGTCGGTATTGGTGTGTTTTGTCATCTCCTCTGCATACCCGGTGCCGTCGGTGTAGGAAGCATCGTTGTACATGATGCGGTTCTTGTCGTCGGGCACATTGATGTGCGTGAAGAGTTGCACGAACGCATTGCGGGGGCTGGCGTCTGCGTAAATCTTCGTCGTCAGCACGGTGCGGTTGGGGTCTTCGTTCGTCACGGCCGACGTGTCGAGTTTGAGCGCGAACTCACCCGTCGATACTCTGCCTCGTCCGTTCCGCATATCCTTATATGCGGCGGCGAACTCTTCCGATTTCAGCACCTCTTCCATAGCGGCGACCAGCGTTTTGTGTCCCTCCTGCTTGGGAGCGCCTTTCTTCATCGTGGCGATCTCGACGCCTTGAGCTTTAAGCGCGCCCTCCAGTTTTTCGATCTTCGCCGGCGACAGCCCGAGTTTCCCGAACTCCTCCTTGACAGCCTCGACGATCTCGTTCTGTGACTTGATGCCTGCGGCCATCTCCTCGAACTGCCCTTTGATATAATCTCCGAGCGCGTTCAGGCCTTTTTTCTCATCCTCGCTGAACTCTACGCCAGCGGGAAGCACAAATGATTTAATCTCCATTCTTCTTTGTGTTTTTTTGGTTAATTGATATGTGAACCTATTTTCCCGAACATATTTTCAGTGAGTGGTTTCTCCGGCTCGGCTGCGTTCAATGTCTCGATGATTTGCTTTTTGATCTTCATTTTCTCCTCCAATGACGCCGCATTGAGAGCATCGCTCATAACCTTGATGGCGTCCGGTAAACTCTTCACAGCACCGACGAATGCCGTTTCCTCGTTGGCTCCGGCAGTAACGACGGATATTTCATGCAACACGACTTCCTTAACGATGAACGCGTCGAGGGCTTCGTCATATTCCATTTTGTCCCATACGTAATTGAATCCGAACGAGAACTGATTAATATCGCCGTCTTTGAGCTGGAACCACGCGCGCTTTGCATTCGGCACCGCGTCGAAGTTGCTCAGCTTAACTTCTGCATATGCACCGTCTTCACGCTCTTCGATAGACAGTATCCGGCCGATAGGGTCGGCGAAATCATGTTGCCATACGAACGCGATTTTGCGGTTTGTGGCCGATCCCGGGCCCCTGTCGTTAATGGACTTGGCGAAGCATCCTTTGATAAGAATATCGCCCGCGCTGTCCTTGTTGCCGAAATTGGCGAACTTCACGAGGATAATATGCTCGTCCTCGTTCGCAATGTCCGCTTTTGTCACGGCGAACTCTTTGCGGCAAGTGCTGCCCATTGCCGCCCGGCGCGCTTCTATTTGCTGAGATAAGTTCATGTTATACGATATATTTCAAAAGTTCTGTTTTAGCCTGCTCCGTAGTCATCAGACCTCCGGACACGGCGTTATTCAAGGCATTTACAAGATTGGTCATGCCCGCCGCCTGTTCGCGCTTAGATTCTTGGAATAACTCAAGATGATCGTAGTAGGGCATAACCTTGAAATCCTCAAAGCCATATATCCTGTTGAGCACGGAGAATATATTATTTGCCTCGGGGATTATCGCGTCGTTATATAATATCGTTTTCGCTTCTTTGGCGTTGGCGTACGTTGAACCCTCTACGTCGAGCAGCACGCTCGGCACTTGGTAGATGTCCGCGATTTCCTTCTTGCAGGCTTTCTGCACGTCTGTCAGTCCCAGATCGGTAATCGTTGACGATACCGGACTTACGGCAGCTTTCATGGACGTGATAGCGTATTTGAATTGATCGGCCCGGATGCCGTACTTTCTGAATGCCTGTTGTATGTTATTCTTCTCCGACTCTGTTTCCGGCAGCCGAGCATCTCGAATAATATCGCCGCTTCCGGATGTCAGCGAGATAATAGCCAGCATACCGCGGTTGATCATCAGTTCATGCACAGCTTCGTAGGATGCTACGAAAGTATTCACCGGCTCCTGTAATGATACCATTCGGGAGATGTTGCCGCCGCAAGCATTGAGATCATAAGAGGCATCTCTAACGATGAACATATCTTCTTTGGCTATCTTCATCGAAGACCCGCAAATGATCACCGTGTAATCCACGATATCCGCATCGGGCATGAACGATAACGCCGGAGATATTGCGGCATTTTCCGTGACGCAAAGATTGGGGACAACGAACAGCTCGAAAGCTCCCGGAAGCCCCACCGATTCCATGCGTACGATATAGGCTTTGCCGAAAATCTGCGTCATGGCCTCGATGTGTGCCACGAAGTCCGCGATGCCCTGCACGCTATTAGGATGCGACATGGTCCGCACGGCGTCCGGTCGTTCGAGGTCTTCACCATCTTCCGTGGTGGCTGCAAGACGTAGATTCTTAATTGCCGCGCATTTCTTCGAGATTACAGACATCAGCGGCGAGCAAAGTGCGTATGCTTTGGCTTGTCCCGCTTTGCCCCTGGTGTCGATCGTCCCCACGGTTTCAGTTGATCCCTGAAATACCGGAGGTACGCCGATGTAGCTCAATGTCGATGCCGGCAAATTTGAGGCTGTATTATTGCTTTTCCTGCGTATTTCGTAGCCGAATAGATTCATTATGCAGCTATTTGAATAAGATTCTTGAATTCAGACTGAACGGCATATCTGGCAGCGTCCCATAGATGGTTGAATTCGTCGTGCGGGTAGTTTATGGCGATGCCGTTCACCGTCTCCCACACGTACGAGTTTGCTTCTATCTGCATGTTGCGCGAACGCACGCAATGTATCTTGCATCCTTTCATGGACGTGATGCCGTCCATGACAGACCCCGGGTATTTCCGCACGGGGATGACCGTAAGCCCTTTAATGCGCATTGCGGTTATCATGCTTTCGGGGGATTTGGCATATTTGTCGGCGCTATCTGCATAACATCGGGATACTCCGTTTGAGAAGTGCGGCGAAAGCGCTGCATATAATTTCGAAGTGTCGTCGATAGGCTGATATATCAGCTCCTGCAAATAAAGATGGTTCGGGGCGCGGAATCCGACACGTACGCAGGCCGTGGGGTCTGCTGTGAATCCGAAGTCGAGGCCCAATACAACGCGTTCGATGTCTTCGGGGAATTCGTCGATCCAGTCGATGTCGGGGAATATCAGCCCCTCCTGCGCGGCACGTACTCCGAGGCCGTACACTTTCCAGCGCCATTCGTCGGCAGTTCCGGCGGCGATATTCTCGGGAGTGGGTTCGTATCCCTCGATTGTGCGGCGAACCCCCGCCGGGCAGAAGGGATTATCCTTGTACGTCGTGTGCGTGAAAATAGTATCCGGAGCGCCCTCCATATGGAACGCCCAATGCTCCGTGTATTTTGGGTTCCAGTCGCCAATGACCATCCGCGTGCAACGCATGGTGATATTGTCGAATTGCGCACGGCTTACACCGTCGAGCATCTCGTTGAAATATACGATGTCGCAGTCATGGCCCTCTTTGACATCCATTTTGTCGAGACCCCGGAAACGAATCACGCTATCCTTGATGCGATATTCGGGGAGAATGTTTTCGCCACGCATACAATCGGGATCGTATGCGCCGCGTAATTGCAGCTTCTTGCGGAAGTCGTCCAGCGTCTTTTCCTTGCAATCTTGAAGCGTGGCCCGATAACAGTATATTTTAAGAGGTACGGACGATGATGCGCAGATGTCATACAGAAAGTCTGCCGTGTCGAAAGTTTTTCCGGATCGGGAGCTTCCTTCGTCGAAGATACGGACGACGGCGCCGCTCCCGGCGTATAGCTGGTAGAGGTACATCTTGACTTTGTAGGTCTTGCCTCTGTATGTTACGGGATCGGGCGTCATTCCTTCACTGTCATTTTGCCGATGGACTGAATGATCTTGGCAGCTTCGGGATCGAGGACCACGGAAATAGGCTGTGTTGCGGCCGTTATCGCCTTGCCGTTGGTTGTCACATCCTGGCGGTCGGCAAGATGCAGAACGCGCGATGCAATTGTCGGGTTATACTGCTCACACATAGCGCCCTCCAACTGATCGGATTCGATTCGCGCGCGCACGCGTGCACACACGCTCAAAAATTCATCCTGCTTTTCGTATTCCCGGAAAGTATTCTCTACAATCTCCGCGAACACGCAGAATCCTACAAGTGTCAGCGGTCGTTCGTAAGGTACGGGAATAACAGAGCCGTCGGCCAATACCTTGTTGCTGTATCGTGGATTCGCTTTCACCCATTTTGCATACTCCTCGAACTTGACTTCAAGAGCTTCGGGGGTATATGCACGAGGGCGGCCCACTTTGCGGGCGGGCTTGCTGTCGAGTGTCTTATTGGGTCCTTCCGTTCTCTTTGCCATAGAAAAAGGGTCTGCGGCCGGATGAATAGCCACAGACCCTCGTTCCCAGGAAACCTACTACCAACAACGTGTCCTTTCGTCGTTAAGATTCGCGGTTATTGCCGCTTTTCTTGTCCGTGGCCTGCTTCATCACAGGCTTACGATGCAAAGGAGCGAACCCTCGGCACATTGTGCAATAGTTTGACGAAAAATTTTCAGATTTTTTGAAAAAATGTTTTGCATATTCAAATTAAATGCTTATATTTGCAATACCAAAACAACTAAACAAGGCCGACGGGCCATAAGCGGCAACTATGAAAAACTTTATCAATTCTTACGATCGCGTCAAAGGAGCCATTGAATCGGGCAAGGCTATCAACATCTTCAACATGGTAGACGGCGACTACGTCGGCATGGGCGAATCCGAATATTCGGACGAAGCCATGATCGTTCTCGAGCTCGTCGCCAAGAATGGCGAAGGATTCGTCGTAGACATCTGCAATCGTGTTCTCGAATCAATAAATGTCGGCAAGGCTATCACGTTATCCGAAAAACAGCGTTGGTGCATCGCTTTCGCGGCGAATAAGATTTCGACGGACAAAGTCGATGAGCTGCACACAGCCGATGCTGAATTCATCGCTATGGTCGAATCTGAAGAGGCTGTTGAAAATACGGCACATAATAACGAATATTTTGAAAACATGGACGACAATCAATTTATTTCCATTCGTTCGCTTCTGAACCGAGCCGAAGCCGGTGAAACTATCTCCTCCATTAAACTGTCTGATGCCGGTAAATACGCCTCCAACGCGAAAGGTGATATGCTTATCAATACGGACATCTTCTTCTCGTCGCGCGTATATGCATACAGGGCCGATGACCGGCTGGTTAAGATTGGGAAAAAGACGCTTAATGTCGATGAGCTGCGCCGGCAACTCGAACGGTTCATCGGTAAAGGATCCGCCGTCGTTTGCATAGGCGGCAAATGCCTTCGTGGCGAAATTACAAAATAGCTCAATATGAAAGAGTACCCCGCATTTATTATCGATAGAAGTCGCCGTTCGGAATCGTCCCGTTTTTCCGACGACTTCATCGTCTGCACCGATCGGGAGGTCGGGTTCATCGCCAGAGTATACAAACTTCCCAAATCACGCCGTGCAGAGTTCGAGCAGAGCATCGCCTGTCTATCCGAATCGCAAATAGATAACCGATACTATTTTGCCATCATTGGAAATGTATTGTGCGTGCTGGAGGTCGTGCGAATGTTGCATGAGCCTGTTGCGCATATCAACAGACTTCGGCCGTTGATGAAGAAGGCTTTCAAAGCCTACATACACGGCGAAGAATCAGCCGTTCGACGGGACGGCCAGCCGTATGACGATCAGACAGCCGCTCTTGACGACATCCTGCGGATGGCAAAGTCGCAACGGTCACGTATGGTCGATATGAACGGTGAAGCGGCCACGGAACGATTTACAAGCGCGATTCAGTCGGCCCGCGATTCCGTTGCCTTGCTTCAAAAAATCACACAACATGAATAAGGATGCATCAAAACGGGGCGGTGCGCGCCCGGGCGCTGGACGCAAATGTAAAGGCAGTGCGCCGTCGGTCACTGTAAGCTTGCGCCTCCCCCCGGAATTGCGAGACGAGTTGCGCGCGTTTCTGAAATCCCGCCGGATGACCGCCGCACAGTTCGTGGAGGAAGGCCTATGCATCCACCGTAAACCCGATGCGAAGTCTTGATCCCCACCGTAAACCCGATGCGAATAGCCCGGGTTTTAATGGGATAGATTGTTCAAAATGTCCGTGTTTTTCTCGGGGAGAAAACCAACTTTAAAGCGGTTTATTGTTCAATATGTATAAAAAATCCCCGAGCTCGTGGCCCGGGAGTTGGGAGGGTGGGTTAGAACCTTTTTGTCAGACTGATTCCTGCGCCGTAGTCCGAAACCGTGAAATTATGACCAAGATTTATTCCGTTGTCGTAATCTCTATATATTCCCGTTAACACAACGATTACTCCTGCGAGAGATGTTCCGGCGCAGATGAACCCGACGGTACGCTTCGTCTTATCCAAAGACTCTATTTCTTTTGCATATTCATCTGAATCAATATCGTGATTTGCAAGTTCTTCTGCCAGCCCTTTAGACCTTGTACTGACCGCAGAACTGGTCAGCATATATACTGCAGCAGATGCACCAATGACGGATGTCCCTATTACGAGGTTCCGAGGCTTTAATTTGAGCTTATATTTTTTGCCCTCATCATCTATGCCTTGGTCCGGCTTAAATGTTGGGCGTTGACATTCTAAAGTCTTTTGCATCTCTATTTTTCTCTGATATTCTTCGCGTTGTTTTATATATAGTTCATCCATCGCTTTTACCATACCCGGGCCGTATCTTCTTGCGAAGTGCTCTTCCAATATATATTGGTCTGATTTATAATCAAAATATACTCGACGGCCTTTATAAGTGGTAATAAGACCAGGAGCGTACGGGCTTGACTTGATAATAGATACAGCTTTTTCGATGTCGTACGATTTGTATTTTACAGAATCTCGGTCTTGCGCAAAGGTTATCCCAGATATTAAAATGATGATGAATGTAAGTAAAAGTTTCTTCATGGTGTTTAATTTTTGGTTTATACAATTTACCCCCCCCCCGAATACTCGGAGAGGGGCATTTTCACTTTGTTTTATGGGGGAAGCCCGTATCTGTTATTTTCACCTCAAAAATCCCTCCTCCCCTCGGCTTTTTGCGATACAATGATTTGTCGCACAATGTGTTAATATATCTGAAAAGAACATTTTTTAGCCCATTGCAAAATTGCCCATTTTGAAAGGAGGGTGTTCGCCTCCTTTCGGGTGCAATCTGCACGACGAGCGCGTCACGGTTTATCCGTCAGTTCATCCTGCTTTTTTTCGACTGCACCCAACCGTCGAGAGAGGACTTCATCGTCACCCTTGGAATTCAGCTGTCGAAGCAGAGCTTTGATTTGTTCATCTTTTACAACAAGCTGCTCTTTCAGGGTGTTGATGTAGTCCGATGTTATTGGATCCATCTTCGCCTGTGTGTTTGTTGGGTTAATACTGTTGTTATCTAAATGCGTTGCGTCGCATTGTTCCGTTATATATTTATTGATTTTATCGCCCAATGCTTGCTTTAATCTAATAATGTGTTCTTCCCTTAACGAACCTTTACCAGATAAAACGGTAGAAACCTGCGGCTGTCTTAACCCCATAATTGCGCCTAATTCTTTTTGACTTAACCCAAGTTCAGCCTTAAGTCTCTTTATATCAATCATTTTATAAAACTGTGGGATATTATAAAAAATAATTATACAATATATTTCAATAACTATTGAATATATCCAATACAAACCTTATATTTGCATTGTGGAATTGAACTACACCGCAAAGGTAAATAGTTCTACGCCGCAAAACAATGTAAAGATATATAAAAAAGATTGAAACAACCAAATCCGAAAGGGCAAAATAGTGCGCCAATAGGGTTTACAAATGTTCTTTGAATACATTTCATTATGCTTGCATTAACGGTGTTGCAAATACTGAATGTTGCATTATTGATAACGGCCATATGGTTACGGCTCGACGCGCTGCGCATACGGCGTAGACGTTTGACTGTATTAAAAGAGATTAGAAAGATACAGAATAAGCGCCTTGACCATCCTTTCATGGCTGGACGAAGCAATAACGGAATACCAATCCTATAACCATTAATATAAACGAAATATATGCAACCATCTCACAAACCGAAAAGAACCTCGATATTTCGACGCGTGAAATTATTTTGCATTCGCCGTCAACGATCAAAGCGTCGTCGGCAGGAATCAAAAGTGTTTCTTTTAAGTCATCAAATCGTTCTTCGATTCTGTGCATTACCTGACTTGTGGCGCGAATATTTTGATACAGAGCGGCCGAAAGAGCAAGCAGACATATTCCGTTCAGCAATACTGTCGCAATGCTTATCCAATATGTGCAATCCGGATAGCAAGCATGTATGCCACCCGGATTGCCCGATATGGGCCGCCCTAATGAGCAAACCAAAGTCAGAATAGTAGCCGACGCAACAAACATAGTGGAGTGGACGCGGTATTTCCATACGGCGAGCTCGTCAAAGTAGGCGTTACGGTCCCTGATAAGTGCATCGGCGTACCTGATAACGAGTTGGCCCCGCGGGCTTAACGGTTGCATGATTAGTTCTTTGATGTTAGGTTTTTTATGGTTTCGGAAAGGTTCTCGATGGTGCGCTGCTGGGAGGCAACCAAAGCCAGCAATGCGGGAACCGTGGGAGCGGGGGCGACGTTGGAGTCGTCGATAACGTAATCGTCAATGTCGGCATATCGACTGCATAATATGTCCATATGCTCAGGCGTAAATCCGTCGCCGTTCTTCTCCATTCGAGAAATGCGGCTTTGATCCATTCCCAACATATTTGCGAGTGCCGCCTGTGTTAACCTTTTGTCTTTTCGAAAACGTTTGAAATCAATCATATACAAAGGGACTATTAAAAAACCTATAAAAATATGACATAAAATTTGCATAATTAAAATAATATGTACATATTTGCATTGTGATACACGGCAAAGGTATAGTTACCTGCCGATTATTAAAATGTAAAAATATACAAAAAAACGATAATAACAATGAATCATTCACAAGAAGACATCGAGCGTTGCGCCTTTGTAAAAGGTTACAACGTCATCCGCGCCCGGAGAAAAGGCCGGGACCTCGCCAGCATTGCTATGGATGAGATCAGCCAGGCGTTAAAAGAAGGCGGGTTATGCGACAAAGCGTTCCACAATCGCAAATACGGCTATGTGAACCATACGCCCACAGAACGGGAAAAGATCGAACAGATATTTACCAAATGGGGAGTATCCGATCCCTGGGGGCTGGCTTAAGACTATGAAAACTGACGCCCTATTGAGCAAACGCGAGCGTGAGGTAATGAACCTCGTCGTGCTGGGCTATTCGGCCCGCGAGATCGCAGAACGGATGAACGTGATCTACCAATGCGTAGCGAACCACCTCCAGAGCATCTACGATAAGACAGGGACGAAGCGGACCTTGCAGGCATTGGTTACCTGGTATTTCACGCAGAATTTCGGCATCACGCTCAACGTGTCCGAGATGACCCGACGCGTCGGGGCCGCGGTTCTGCTGTGCCTGTTCTCGGTGGAGGTGTTCAGTACGGATTTCGAATGTCGCAGGTTGCGCAATCCCCGCCGAAGCCGAGGCTTCCGGGTGGAAGAGCTGATAGAGAACTAAACCAACAACACAACAATATGGAAACGAATTACGAAGAGGTGAAAGACAGCCTTCTGTCTTTTGGAAAGAAACATTTGGCCTGCCAATATGAATATAAGCGTCTTTATGCGGCTGAAAGTGTCGAGGCGGTTATGGCAGTCGTTAAAGATAATTTCTCATGGTGTTGTCAATTCTACGATTTTGCCGATGTTCTTTTGGCATACCGGGATCAGTTCGCCGAACATAAAATATGGATCAACACTTCTGTTGAAATTAAAGAAGGGGTTGGTTGCCTGTTGACTACGGAAGGCGAATTCAACGCCGAGAGCTGGGGAACCTCGATGATCAACGCCGAGAGCTGGGGAACCTCGACGATCAACGTCCGAGAGCTGTGGAACCTCGACGATCAACGCCCGGAGCCGGGGAGCCTCGACGATCAACGCCCGGAGCCGGGAAGCCTCGACGATGATTATCCCTACTTCGGCTATCGAATGCCAAGTAAACGATGAAAGCATCGCACGGTATATCCAAGACAATAGAGCTGTATTCGCGGATGATTCTATAAAATTCGAGAAGCAGGGATAGTAACAAGGAGTGCGTGGCAGGTTGGCAATGCCTCCGCATAACTAACGGAAGGAGATGTGAAGTAAAGCACCATCTACGCAGGTTCGAATCCTGCCGCACTCCCAAGATAGCAGCCCGCAAGGGTTAGGGGTTTGATCGCTGGCAATAACCCCAGCCGCAAGGCAGAAAGCGATTTTCGGGTCTTTGACGTATTGATACACGAGAACCATCCGAGTGGATGTAAAACCCAGTGAGCGACTTGGCGCAGAAGGGCTGGCAACAGATAAATACCAACGAGCGAGCGATGATCCGGAGCGATCCGGTGAGCCGTATCAACACTATGCCCGGTGTGGTTTGAATGTACCTATCCGGACTCCAATGCGGGTTTTGTGCACACGTTCTTTCTGTCCATTTTGTAATTTAAGTTAGTGGTTATCACACCGCGCAAAGCCCGCACCCTTGCCCTGATGGCGCCGATGCACGTGATCGGTGAGCCTTGCCTTCGATGGCGTCAGGGCACGAATACCTTAAAATTTCAAAACTATGGAGAATTTAAAAAAGCCACAAGCTCGCATATTGGCCTACTTCATCAGAGGAGGCACGCTGACCGTGTGGAAAGCGATGAGCAAATTCGGCACGACGGAGCTGCGGAAGATTGTCACGAGGCTCCGGCGCAAAGGCTACATCATCGTTGGCGATTGGTGTTACAGCCACGACGCAGACAGAGGGCGGGTTGTCCGCTACAAAGAGTATCATATGGTCGTTAACCCTGAAATTGCACAAATATGAAAACCGATACATTCAAAACCCGAAAATTTCTGGGTATTGACTTCACTCCGCGAAAGAGATACCGTGCGGAGATCGAACGGCTTGAGCGAGTAAATGCGGACATCCGTCGGAGCTTTGCCGAAGGCGAGAAAGATCGCAATAACCTTCTGAAAAAGTGCGCCGAGGAACGCAACCTGCGTATTGCCGTCGAACTCGATCTGATGAAATATACCCGGAAGAGAGGCGCCGACGGGCGTTTCGTCAAAGAAAAGGCGTGACGACGCCTTACTTACGTCATAACAAGAACCGTCGCCCGCCATCCGTGAGGCCCGCGGGCGATATTTGGAGGGTTGGCCGAGTGGTTGAAGGCTCCGGCTTACTAATCCGGCGAGCGGCAACGCTTCGGGAGTTCGAATCTCTCACCCTCCGCAACCCCTTTGTTGATGGTGCAAGTAGAGCGACGATAGCGCAAGGGATTATTGCCGATTGCGCGGCAATGACAAAGCGGAACAGACGCTTGACTCTATCGGACAGGTTATACGAAAGCATCTGACAGCCTGGAAAGACAGGCATTTTGAGCTATGGTGTAATGGTAACACATCACCCTTTGGAGGTGGCGCTTCCGGTTCGAATCCGGGTAGCTCAACAGGGGAGCGATCCCCACGTTGTTAGTTTGATCGAAGGGTCATTCAATCAACGGAAGCGATAGAGGGTATATCCCTCGACAATCCGAGGCCGCGTGAAAAGAGTAGCAAGGCCGAGGCGGAAGCTCACGAAACGGGCAAAGAACGCAAACCGGCGGCGCGGAAGCTGTGTCGCCACCGCGGGGGATCGTCGTAAGTCCCCCGCATTTTTTGGAATCAACAATCATCTATATATGCAGAGTTATATCAAGGAGCTCAAAGAAAAGGGTCTCGTGCCTTTACGGCTCGATAGAAACACGGTAATCTTGGTTCCTCCGGAGAAAGCCAATGAGAAATACAAGGCGCGCTACCTCAAAAACGCCGAGAGGTCGCGGAGGATGGCAACGCATTTAGATTAGTTATGAATTACGGATTACCTTATAAGGGTTCTAAGAATAATATTGCGAAATGGGTTATTTCGAATCTTCCCGCGTCGCATACGTTCGTGGATTTGTTCGCCGGAGGATGTGCGGTAACTCACGCTGCCATATTGTCTGGTAAATTCGGACGTTTCATTGCAAATGATATTACGGAATATCCCCAAGTCTTCCGTGATGCCATCGATGGGAAATACCGGAATGAATGTCGATGGATCAGTCGGGAGGATTTCTTCCGTCTCAAAGATGACGACCCCTACGTGCGTCTTTGCTGGAGCTTTGGGACTGGTATGCAGACATATCTATATGATCCGGAGGTTGAGCGGTTCAAGAATCACCTGCACGCGGTATTTTTCGCGGGAACGCCCACGAGCGCGCGGTTGGCATGGAAAGGATTTGTCCGGGAATTTGCAAAAGTCCGTGATGAAATAGGAGAGCTGACGCAAAAGGTGCTGAAGTTGTGCGCAGCGTGCGACGTGGCACCTCAATACAATGCGGACGGCACATTGAATACAAAGGCGATACATACAGATGTTTTTCGGGTTAAATCAGCGTATTTGCGAAAATATTTACAGAACGCCCTGAAATTATCCGGTCTTACGCAAAAAGATGTCGACCGACACCTTGGGAATTATATGAGTAGGCATTATTTTGGCGAATCTCAATGGATGTTGCCATCCTCTGAACAATACGAGAAGTTGCAAGAAATTTTACCGGCGTTAACTATTCCGTGGGCGTCCTTAAACGAAAGTCTGCAAAGACTGGAAAGACTGCAAAGTCTGCAAAGTCTGGGAAGTCTGCAAAGTCTGGAAAGTCTGCAAAGACTGCAAAGACTGCAAAGACTGGAAAGTCTGCAAAGTCTGGAAAGACTGAAACTGCCCCGAAAGGATTACAGCGATGTTGCTATACCGCCGGGCGCGACGGTATACTGCGACCCGCCGTATGCTAACACGACGGGGTATATCGACGATTTCGACCATGAACGATTTTATAGATGGCTGCGGAGCATGGAATTCCCGGTGTTCGTTTCGGAATATTCCATGCCGGACGACTTTATATGCTTTGCGAGTATTGACAAAGCATGCACCTATCCATCATCAAAAACGATAAAACGCGTAGAAAAGATGTTCGTACACGAGCGGTGGGCGGATGCTGTGAGGCGTCCGGATGATAATGTTCAGGGGCGGCTGTTCTAATCCTCCCCGCGTCGCAATAGTATTACCGCCATAGTAGTATTGTCGGCTGGCGTCCTATCTACGAATAACCCCTAAAAGTAAGAAATTATGGATGACATTACCCGCGTCTGCCGCAAATGCGGGCAGGAAAAGCCGTTGAGCGAGTTTGTAAAGGATAAGACATGCGCATTAGGTCATAGGCATACTTGCAAACAATGCGAGCAGGAAAGATACCGCAAATGGCGTGCCGCCAATTCCGAAAAGAGGTGGGAATATAACCGCAAGTGGCATGCCGCCAATTCCGAAAAGAGGTGGGAATATAACCGAAAGTGGCGTGCCGCCAATCCCGAAAAGATACGGGAAATACGCCACAAGTGGCGTGAAGCCAATACCGAAAAGGAGCGGGGAAGGTGCCGCAAGTGGTACGCTGCCAATACCGAAAAGTTCCTGGAAATGAAACGCAAGTATCGCGAAGAACTGACTGACAGTTATTTAATAGGTAAATTAAAACGCTTAAACCTCCCAGTAACCCCAGAAACAATCGACTACAAACGTATTCAACTAAAGCTATACCGAGAAATCAAAAAACAACAAAACGATGAAAGAGATTAAGAACATCCGGGAATTGACGGCCGATTTGGGCCGCGTGTATGCAGAGCTTCGAGCACGAGAGATCGAGATCAAAGAGGCATCGGAGATTGCTAACATTGCGGGTAAGATCATCAACGGCGCAAAGGCTGAAATGATGTACCGAATCGCCCGTAAGGAGAAGCCGTCGATACCTTTTTTCGATGCCGATGGCAAATAATTTTGCAGATTCGAAATGATTTTCTATCTTTGCTGTTGCGACAGAACTACTTTACGTAGTCATTAGAAATATACGAACGTCTTTTGGGCGTGTTCCCGTTGCACTTCTACGCTACGTAGTTGTGGTTCTGTCGCAAGAATTAGGGGGCACGCCCTCTTTTTATACCATACATTAACCTAACTTGTGTTCAACAAATGCGACAGAACAACACAAGTGGTACCCGGGTAAATAACACCCAGACCACACCGCGCGCAAAGAAAAGCCGCACCGTATTCTATCGTTGCCACCTCAAGGCAACACGACCGATGTTCTCTTCGGACAAAGTCGATTACACTGATGTTATCCGCGCTGCCTGCGAGGAACACGCCCTTGGCTGTTTCCTGGCTCGGTTCCGCATTATGTATCCGGCCTATACTGTCGTTGTCGGCACCATACTCGTAAGCCGGGTATTCCCTCCCAAAGTCAAACATTAAACCGCTGAATTATGGCAAGCCTTGTAACCTTGCTGCTGTGGATGTTGCCCATAGCCGCAGTTTTCGGCGTCGTCTACTCTGACAAGCGCATCTACGATACCGTAGACGCTATTCTGAACCGTGTCTTTGAAAAATTCGATTAGCCATGAACGCGCAATATCACATTACAACAACATCCCCGGCCCTCCCGGTTACAGAGGAGTTGGTGGACATTCCCAGCGAATATATTACGGGCAACGTCAAAAAGCGTCCGACACTTAACGAATTCACATTGTCTGACAAGTCAATGAAGCTGCTCTTCAAAATGTTCGCCGCTTTTTTCGAACATAAGACACCCGGAGATGGCCAAGATTCAGATCGAGGCCAGTATTATACCTACGGGGATGTCGACGGATTCACTTTCGAAGTGGACTGGGGTGTATTTCACATCACCGTGGAGCGTCATTACCTATGGGACGATCTGTTGAGCGCCCCCGATGAGGGGTTCACGGTTACAGAAGTATGGGACACGATCTATGATTGTTCCCGTCCGTGCCTGGCAAAACGAATGAACGATTACGCAAAACGAAACAACTTATAATATTATGAGAACACGTATTGAAGTCAGAAGCCGTGCTACTGGCAAGCTGATCACCAGCCATGAGGAGAACCGCCGCATGACGGCCAAAGAAATCGAGAAAGCCAAACGGGATTGCATGCGAAATCTCGATCGTGCCAAAGTTACAGCACCGGAAGTAACCTATATCGAAGACTAAGCCATGAAAGAGTTAATCGCCATCCAATCGGAATTGAAAGCCCCCAAAGGGCAGTATAACAGCTTCGGAAAATACAAATATCGAAGCTGCGAGGATATTCTCGAAGCGGTCAAACCGATACTCAAGGCGCACGAATGCGCCCTGAACCTGTGCGACGACATCGTCGCCGTCGGGGACCGCTACTACGTGAAGGCCACGGCGCGCATCACGAACGCCGCCGGAGAGGTCGAGACGGCAACGGCCTTTGCCCGCGAGGACCTCGACAAGAAGGGTATGGACGGGTCGCAGATAACGGGTACAGCGTCCAGTTATGCCCGCAAATATGCCCTTAACGGGTTGTTCTGCATCGACGATACGAAAGATGCGGACACGGACAAGTGGCACACGGAGAACGCCAACCGGGCGGCGGCACAAAATACCAAAACAGCACAACCGTCCACGGTCCCGGCAACTGCTCCGGCCCGCAAGCGCATCACTATGGAACACCTGGACAACCCCATTGCCTGCGATCGGCTGATGAAATGGATGTATGGATTTCTCACTACGGCCAACTATGCCGCGGATTTCGACGCCGGAGCGCAATTGCTGAAATCACACGATGCCGATGCGGAAGTCGTCGATCGCTTCTCGGCGCTCTTTGAATCATACCGTCAGGCTCGGAAAAATGCGAAGTGATATGGAGACACAGGCAACATTGATTCGGGAAACGGCGTCTGCCTCCGAGCTGGCCGCCCGGGCTATCTCCTCGGTTGTAAACGGGGAGGTAGACCCGATCACGGCCCATATCAACATCAGCCGTATGGAAAAGGCCATAGCCCTCTACAAGGATAACGTTGATGTGCGAGACATCACGCTGCGGGAGTTATCTAAATACGGTAAGAAACAGACGTTCGGCGACTGTGTGCTGGAAGAGTGCGAATCCGGCGTCAAATACGATTATTCGATGTGCGGCGATAGCAAGCTGGCGGATATGTACGCCACGCTGGAAGCCCTGAAAGCCGACATCAAAGAACGGGAAACGATGTTGAAGCACATACCGTCATCTGGGGTTGCGGACCCCGATACTGGCGTGGTGATGTTCCCGCCGGCTCGGAGCAGCAAAACAGTAATTAAGACAACTTTCAAAAAACAATAGGAATAATGGCAGAACTTATCAATGTGTCGTTGTGTGTCAGCGACATTCCCAGGGACAAGATTTTCGTTGCTGAAAACGGCAAGAAGTACATTTCTATTTGTGTTTCGGAACTCCGCGAGGCTGATCAGTACGAGAACACGCACTGTGTGTTCATGCGTCAGTCCAAGGAGGAGCGCGAGCGCAAGGACAAACGAGTGTATGTAGGCCGGGGTAAGTCAGTGGTATTTCGCCCGGCGGAGCCGACGCCCGATCAAGTTGCGGATTTGCCGGTCGCCGAGAACGTGGATGACCTCCTTTTCTGATGTAGTGCCGTATGGTTTACGATTTGAACACCGACATCGACCGGGAGCGCTTCAAGCGACGTGCAAACGCCCTTATGGCGCGACGGGCCGTTGTCGAGTGTTCGGAGCGTAAGCCCAGGCGGTCATCGCCCCAAAACAGGTATTTGCACGCCTTACTCGGCGAATTCGCAATGCAGACAGGGTGCACACTGTCGTACGTGAAAACGGAGTATTTCAAGAGGTTTTGCAATCCGGAGTTGTTCGTGCGTGTCGAGTTCGACGAACTGATGCACAAAGAGATTGAAAGGCTCCGCTCGAGCCGGGACCTCGACACCGGAGAGATGACAACGGCAATAGAGCGTTTCCGTAACTGGGCGGCCGTGGAGGCCGGGATAGACCTGCCATCGCCTGGCGAGGCGGAGTGGATAGGCTTCATCGAAAGGGAGATGCAACGCCAGCAAATATGGCTATGATATGGCAAGAATACGAACTATAAAGCCACAATTTTGGGATGACGCGAAAATAGGCCGAATCCCTCGTGACGCCCGTCTGCTATATATAGGTCTTTGGACCTTTGCGGACGATTTGGGTGCGGTGATCGCCGATCCCGTTTGGCTAAAATCAAAAATATTTCCTTACGACAGAATACAGATCCAACAACTGGAGGCGTGGTTAGGGTTGCTCGAGAAGACCGGTTTTATTAGTCTTCTCTCCGTCAAATCGGAGAGTTTCTATTATCTTCCTACTTTCTCCCGTCACCAAATAATCAATCGACCTAATTTGGACGATGTAAACATCGATAAGAAGCTATTAGACAATATTTTAGCTAAATTCACTGATCAATCAGTGATCAATCATGGATCAATCACTGATCAATCAGTGACTATAATAGGAGAGGAAAAGGATAGGGATAGTAGTACCCCCTATAATCCCCCTAAGGGGGAAATCGGCTCTCCTGACTCTGACGATGAATCCGTAGAAAACGGACCAGAGAAAAAGAAAAGTTGCGGCAAAAGAAAAGAGGCTGATTTATCCTTCGTCGAACCTTCGTTCCAGCCAGTGATGGCGGAATGGCTTGCTTACAAGTCTGAACGCGGACAGACATATCGGAAGCAGGGATTAAAGGCTTGTTATTCCAAATTGCGGGAACTTTCAAACGAGGATCCGGACATTGCCCGTAAGATCATCCGACAATCTATGGCAAATAACTGGGCGGGGTTATTCCCGCTGAAAACGACAAATGACTATGGACGAAGTACAAAGAATCAACCCCCATGCCCTGATGAGCTCGCTCGGGCCGTCGCTGAGGGAATCTCTCGCGCTCACACCCGCCAAGAGTGGGAGTGAGGAGGTATCCGTACTTGCAGGGCCTCCGGCATCGGCAGCACATATCGCCACGGTGGTGCATAAGCTGTCCGTATGTTTTCCGGATATGTCGAGCGAATTCTTCTCTATCCTTGCCGAGCGTATCGGGAAGACGGGAATGAGCGGGAAGCGGCTGGAATATGCCCTGAACAGGGTGCTGGACACGTTCACGTACAAACGGCTGACGATCGCCGACATCTTGGGCATCGATGTGAAATGTCGGATTCTGACGTATTCCGCGATGTGCAATGAGGTGGCCCGGAACGGCGGCAGCACGGACGATTATGCTCCGATACGCATTAGCGGGGCCGAGAAGCCCGGATGGGTGCTCAAAAGAGACAAGGCGCGGTATAATATCCCGGGCGAGTTATAATAATCACCATGACACGACACATCGAATCACACCTGCAACGAATGTGCGTCAGCTGGTTTCGACTCCAATACCCGGACATCGGGAAGCTCCTGTTCGCCGTACCGAACGGCGGCGCCCGGGGCCGCACGGAAGCCGCGATAATGAAAGCCGAGGGCGTAACGGCAGGCGTTACCGACCTTATCCTGCTGCTCGGACGTGGAGGCTTCAACGCCCTATGTATCGAAATGAAGACTCCCGACCGACGTTCCGTCCTATCGGACGCGCAAATCGAATGGCGTTCACTCGCAATCACGAACGGGAACAGACACGTCGTCTGCCGGACGATCGAGGAATTCCAGTCGGAAATACGTTGGTATTTAACAATGTGACACAACAACCATGAACAAAGAGATTAAAATATCGATCAAGAGCCGCTGGACAGGTTCTATCCTTTTCGAGTATTCGAGCGTTGGCAATACGCTTGCCAAAACGGTAACGGAGGCCTTGAAAGGCGGAGCCAACCTGAGCGGAGCCAACCTGCGCGGAGCCGACCTGCACGGAGCCGACCTGTACGGAGCCGACCTGCGCGAAGCCGACCTGCACGGAGCCGACCTGCGCGAAGCCGACCTGCGCGGAGCCAACCTGTACGGAGCCAACCTGAGCGAAGCCGACCTGCGCGGAGCCAACCTGCGCGGAGCCGACCTGTACGGAGCCAACCTGCGCGAAGCCGACCTGCGCGGAGCCGACCTGCGCGGAGCCAACCTGCGCGAAGCCAACCCGCGCGGAGCCGACCTGCGCGAAGCCATAGGTACATACATGGCTTGCCCCACCGATGGCAGTTTTATCGGCTGGAAGAAGGCTTCGGAATATATCGTGAAGCTGCAAATCCCGGAGGATGCCCGCCGCAGCTCTGCCGGAGGCGAAAAATGTCGCTGCGACAAAGCCTATGTGGTGGAGATTCAGAATGCTGATGGAACTAAAGCCGACATCGAGACAGTTCATTCGAACCATGATGCGAACTTCGTGTATACGGTCGGCGCTACCGTCGAGGTCTCCGACTTTGACGGTGACCGCTGGAACGAATGTGCTCCGGGTATCCACTTCTTCATCGACCGCCGGGCGGCCGTGGAGTATTAACGGGAGACGCTATGAAAGTCATCGTCACCTTTTCGGGCGGGAAAGACAGCCTTGCAGCGCTGTTGTGGACCCGGGAACATATCACCAAGAATTTCACGACCGTATTCTGCGATACGGGCTGGGAGCATCCGCTGACTTACGAATACATCCACCGTGTTGCCGACAAGTTGCATCTCGACCTGGTAACATTGAAGTCGAAGAAGTACGACGGGATGGTTGATCTTGCGCGGCAGAAAAAGCGCTGGCCCTCGACGCGGGCTCGATTCTGCACGGAAGAACTCAAAACCAAGCCAACGATCGATTACGTGCTGGACGAGGTTCAGGACAATATGCTGATGATCCAGGGCATCAGAGGTGCGGAATCTCCGGCGCGAGCCAAGATGTCGGCACAATGTACGTACTTCAAGTGCTATTTCGAGCCTTGCGGTTACGACAAAAACGGCAAGCCGAAAAAGCATACCTACCGGAGTAAGGATATTCGGGCATTTCGGGAAAAGTTCGCCGACGATCTTTTGCGTCCCGTGTTCGATTGGTCGGCGCAGCAGGCGATCGATTACATTCTCGCCGCCGGGTTGGAGCCGAACCCGCTCTACCGGATGGGCTACAAGCGTGTCGGTTGCTGGCCGTGCGTAATGGCGAATCAGCGGGACATCCTGAACATCGCCCGGCAGGCTCCGGAGCGGATTGATCAGCTCGCAACCCTCGAAAGTGAATTGAGGTCCTCGTTTTTCGCCCCGGGCATGATCCCATCCCACGCGATCGCCAGCGGCGAGAAATATCCGACGATCCGAGATGTCGTGCGCTATGTCAAGTGGCAGAACGCCACGGGCAGCCTGTTCGATGACGACACGGCAACGAGTTGCATGAGCTATTACGGATTATGCGAATGACTATGACCCACGCCTCCCTTTTCAGCGGCATCGGCGGTTTTGACCTGGCCGCCGAGTGGGCGGGCTGATCTCTCCTTTCCTGCGTGGTGCAGAGAATCCATCAAAGCATGCGGCAACGCCATAGTTCCGCAGGTAGCCTTGCAGATATTCGAAACGATAAATAAGCACGAAAATTATGAAAGATCAGGTAACAAGCATTGAACAGTCACGCCGCCTGCTGGAGATGGGCGTTCCGGCGGAGAAGGCGAGCATGATATATCAGAGTCATTACACTCAGGGCGTGCCTAAATTATATGCTCAGCCTTACCAACGGAACGGTTACCCGCCAAAAGAAAAAATACGAGAAGATGTTATCCCGGCCTTCACAGTCGCGGACCTGCAGGGGATGTTGCCGAAAAAGATAACGACCAATGGAGGCGCAGTCCATATTTTGCACATTGAGGCCTGTTCGTCCACCAGCCCTTGTTGGTGTTTGTATTGGGGAGATGAAGAGACGCAGGTTGGATGGCAGGATCGAATCTCTTTCTTGCATCTGCTGGAAGACGCTATTGAGTGGCTTGTGTCTAACGGTTACGAGTTGGAGTTATGAGACATGCAGTAAGAATGCCGTTGCGCCTCGTGAATGGCAAATTTATGCGCGGGGATATAGAGGTAAAACCTGAAATCGGCAATCCCGAACAAATCGCGCTTTTGCAGAAGATCGAGCGCGAACGTACACAACGGGAAAAGGATGACAATGATGGCCGGTTGGATGTCCACATTCATGTGGAAGATATTAAGTACAAAGTCGTCTGTGAGTTCAGGTGCATTTGCGGAAATGATATTCAGGCGAGGGGCATTAATTATACTGACGTTTGGGAAGATTTGGAATGCCCGGTTTATGAGGATGGGCCAATCATCTGCGATAAATGCTACCGGGAGTATGAGATTGATGGGTTACATGCAAAGTTGATTAAACGATGAAAACACGCCTACTGAAACGACTGCGGCGGGAGGCTGACAAGAAGTTAGCTCCAATACGCATGATACATCCGATTCATTTTTCGGAATTTGTTGAATGGTGAAATTACCGGATGTATATGGCATACCGAGAGAACTTTATCCTCCGCCGCGTTGCGGAGCTAAAAGGAAAGAGAAAAATGAAGACCAACAGACTAATAAACGAATGTCATTGCTACAACTGCCGAAAATACGAAGAATGCCAAACCAAAGGCGTATTCGACGATGATCCGGGCTTCGACTTCTGCGTGAACTATGAGGATGTGAGCTATCCCGATGACGATAACGATGAAAACGATTGAGCCATGAAAAGCGAAAATGCAAAGGAATACATTACACATGCCACGCGTACGGCACAAGAGTATGCTGAAAGATTCGGAGGGCGCGAGTTGGTCGTGTCAAGATGGGATGTGCCTATCGCTATCAAACTCGCCGAGCAGGATGCCGAGGAGCGGATGCGTGAAAAAGCGATTGAGGCATTCAAGTCCTCTTGCGTATACAAGGATGGTTGTGGTGGTGCTGGTCGGGCTTGTGATCTTGCATTGTGTGAAGATTTGAGATTGTTTATTCAAAAACTGAATGAGGAATAAATGCACATTTGCAAACTAAGACAGGAGGCAATGAAATGAGAAGAGCCATAAATACGATCCCGGAAAACGAATATAACCAACTGTTGAGAGAAGCAGCATCCAGGATGAGAGCGAAGATTCAGAATCTCATAGATGATGAAGAGGCATTGCAAAGGAAATTTGATGATCAAGAGGATTACGCAACAGCCGAAAGGCACGACTTTAATAGTAGGGCTTTGCGAAAGGCGATAAACGCCATATACATTACGAGGGATGAAAAACTTTTTGATTGACGGCATTTGGCAAGGACCGCCGGATGGGTTCGACGTAAAGGAATGGCTCAATGAGGTTGTCGCCTATTCGGGTCTTGACGAATACCTTCAACCTACTGGAGTTATTCGTCGGTTTCAGAAGATAGAGCGAGTGCGCCGCAATGGCCGAGGCCGGGGCAAGACCGTCGAAGCTGTCGCCGCGGAGATAGACAGGTTGAACAACTTAAAACAAGAATAGGATGAAATTCACCACCCCGTGCTTTGTCCGCGTCGAGGATGCGGAGAAGCGGAAAGAACTGGCTGTGTGGCTGTCGAGTATAGGCCGGTATGTATCTCCTGCCGTCACATCAAGCGATTATCATAAAGACTGGGTAATAGTTACGGAACCTTACGATCCTGATTTGGATGGTTATGTTGGTATTTGGGCTAAGACACCCAAATCACCAGCATTTATTGACTGCGGCGAAGACATCGAGCTGTTCAAGGCGCTGGCGGCGATGAATGATGAGAATGACAACGAACAGTATTTTGTTACCGAGTTAGCCGGGAGTTCATATTATGTGCACAAAAATCGAAATACAAACATTGCTTATTCTCTTACTTGCCGCAAGGCCACGGTCGCAGAGATTATCGAACATTTCAAAAAGAGTGAGAAATGATACGAGCAAGATTCTATATCAAATTCAAAGATTGCGGTAACGATTATCGGCCAGTTAAATGGCCAATCAAGTATCCGTATTGGTGTACGGGAGAAAGCGTCGACTCTTTCGTTATTGTCGCCTATGCCGAAAATGTCGAGCAAATAAAGGATTTATGGCCGGAGGCTTATATGATCGAATGCGAAGAAGTGAATGAAATAACCTTCACCACAAGATTCCCAAAACCGAAGTGGTACAATTAATATCAATGTAAGCCATGAAAAAGATAATGTTTAACGACCGCTACGGTTTGACACAGGCGGTGATCGAGGGCCGAAAGACCATGACGCGACGGTTGATTCCTGATGAGTTCTTCGGACTTACGTGGGACACAAGGGGCGACACCTTGGTTTATGAAAACGAATACGGGGATTTTATTGATGTCAGACACTCGAAGTATACCCGCTATAAGGTTGGCGAAGTCGTGGCCGTGGCACAGAGCTATTCGACGATTGCCGCCGGGCATCCGGATGTCTATACGTTTTTGCCCCAGGTGGCTAAAGCGCATAAAATATCCATCGAAAGCGTACATGACCTTGCAGGGTGGAATAACAAGATGTTCACCAAAGCGGAACTTATGCCCCACCAAATCCGCATCATCGGAATCAAGCACGAACGGTTGCGGGACATTTCGGACGAGGATTGCATCAATGAGGGAATTTTTGTTAACGAGTATGTCGGCAAAGGCGAAAAATGCCATCATTACGGGTTCGATGGCTTTTTCAATGAGGCCGCAGGATGGTTTGCCCGAGGGTGGTATAACACTCAACGCGAAGCCTTCGCCATACTGATCGACAAGGTTTCTGGTCGCGGAACCTGGGAGCGCAATCCGTGGGTCGTGGTGTGCGAATTCGAACTTGTAAAATAGCAATGAGATGGCTTACTTTATAACAGAACCTTTAGCTGGCAGCGACGATGTAGTTGTGTCGGTTTATAAGAATACGGGAGAATATGTCGGGAATATCATTTACGACAGGTATAAATGGAGGATGTTGTCTGATGATGCCAGAGATGACGTTATTCGAAAGTGTTTCGGCGATAAGAAGTGGATTTGGTGAAATAGCGAGATTCTCGCAAAATCTCGAAAAAGTTGTAAATATCTTTAAACACTTTAAAGAATTTGAAACATGGAAACGATTGAGGAAAGAGCACGAGAATACGCGCATCAATACCGACGAGGTGCGCATGACTTGAAAGGAGAACGAGCCGATGCGGCCTTTGCAGCGTATTGTCAGGGGGCTGAAGATGAGCGTGAAGAGCTGATCCGTTGGCATGACCCGAAAGAGGAGTTGCCGAAGGATAACCGTGATGTTTTGGTTAAAACAACATTATGCGCCAGATACTGTATAGCCTTTTACAAGGCGAACGGGGCTCGGAATTATCATTGGCACGAGAACAACGGACCTATTGATGACGATATGGTCATCGGCTGGCGTCCGATCCATGAATTGTAATACATATAGTAAATACATCAGTTACGATAAAACGGAGGAATTATGATGAAATTCGAATACGCAGTTGCAGAATGGTATCATCCAGCTAATTTTCAGACTTGGTTGAATGAAAGAGGCTCAGATGGTTGGGAATTAGTTCATACGGAACACCTACTTACTAAAGTAGGACTCCTTTGTATATTTAAGAGGAGAATAAAATAGTTACGAGAGAGAAATCCAACCCGTTATCGCTGGCGAGAAATTCACGAATAGAGCTATGGATATTCTAACTCCACATGACGGCCTCACGAACGAGAAGATTTGCAAGGCGCAGATCGAAGCCGTCGAGAAGAAACAGAACGAATACAAACTGATCGGTCGTTTGACGAAGGTCCCCGGTCACACCCTTTACAAGTTCAATGCGACTACGCGAGAGGCTTCGAAAGCCGAAATGCGAACCGAGATAACACGCCAATACGATCCTGATACGGATACGGTTATCCGCCATGTCAAATCGGACGTGAAGGTCGAAAAGGACTGCTACTACGAACAGGCGTTGAACATGAAGAACTTCATCAAGCGCCTGCGCCGCCAGGGAATCATTGGGGCGGACGAGTGTGTGAAAATCGTAAAATGAGATGGTTATGAGAGAAAACAAATATCGGGGCAGACGCCTCGATAATGGGGAATGGGAATATGGGGATTTAGTCCAATTTGGGTAGCAATGTTATACCCCTTGCAAATGTGCAATTATACCGGGCACAGCATCGGGAAGCGATCCACTCTGTAAGATTTTATTCGATTATGAGGTCGATCCCGCCACCGTCGGCCAATTCTCGGGCCTGAAAGACAAGAACGGCAGGGAGATTTACGAGGGGGATATTCTTCGTGTAACGCTTGATTTTAGCGAAGAACTTGTAAATCGTGAAGTTTATTATTTGGAAGATGGTTTCTGCATTCATATAGATGATGAAACCGACATTCAACGCATTGTGTATGCCATTTACGCAAGGGACGCGGAGGTCATCGGCAACATCCACGATGATCCGGAACTACTTAAAACTGAATAGACCATGAAGAATTTCGATTTGGAGGCTGCCAAGCGAGGAGCGGCGGTGTGTACGAGGGATGGGAGGAATGCGCGAATTATCGCATTTGACTGCAAAGGGTGCGGTAGGAAGCCCATATTGGCCTTAATTGATATGGGCGATTGGGAGCAAAGCGCCTCACATACAGAACGAGGCGAAATCATTGAAGATTTCAAAGACGCTTCCGACCTTATGATGCGCGACGACGACTATCTGGAGAAGCTGGAACGTGGGGAGTATGGAAATCATATCGAGGATAAGCGCGAAATGATCGATCCAGCTATTAAGCAAAACTTAAATACTGACCGCGAGTACTGGCGGCGGGTGTATGCCGGGCAGGCGATGCAAGGCGAAATATCCGGATGTTTGGCAGCCGGCAATGGTTTCGATGGCGACAAGGCTATTCCGGGAATCATTGCGAAAAGCTCCGTCATGATTGCCGACGCTCTGATTGAAGAACTGGAGAAAGATGAAAAAGTACTGTAAGTGCGGCGAGTGTGCTTTTCTGAAGAATGAAGGCATAGACGGCTACGGGCAATGTATCATTACCCGGAATATACAGCATTGCGGGGAAATGTGCAGTTTTCAGGACGACAAGCCGGACGAGGTTCATGCTGTCCGCATCCTGCATCATTTTCAGAAATGGCGGCGGGGCGGCCGGGGAAAACAGCCGAACCCCACGATTATCGGAGATGCCATAGACCGGGCGATACGGACGTTAAGGCGGAAACCAAAGATGCACCGAAATTTTGAATGGCAAAAGATATGAATTGCCGGAAAATGAAGATATGATTTTGTGGAAATAAAAAAGAGGCAATCCCGAAAGATCACCCCTACGCTCACAACGTAAAGGTAGTGATTAATTCGGGAAAACAATGGGTGAGCAGAAAGAAAAACGCAGAGGCGGCCAGCGGGACGATTCCGAGGTCCATATAAGCTATTCGAGGGAGCGGTTGATGCAGCTTATTGTGGACACGGATCAGGAACTCGGGGTCAAATACGATCACGACTTCAAATATCACTTCAAGAAACATAGGTCATTGCCGCATTTATGGTGAACCTTCAAAAAGATTTTACGGGAACACATTGACGGATGGCAGCAAGAGCTGCCTTTATTCTAATATAGGTATGGGAGCAATTACAAAGAATGAAATTCGCAAGTGGGTATTCGAGGCTACGGAGGATTGTTTCAAACGCTTGATAGCCGCCCAAACTTATCACACGAACGAGCACTTGACAAAGGACCAGGCTCTCGCATTTCTTGATGGGCGTGGATATAAAACGACGATAAGCAAACTTTACAAATTGTCCGCCGCTGGAGAAATACCGTCTACCAAGATCAACGGCAAACTATCTTTTTTGAAGTCTGATTTGCAGGAATGGGTGGACCAGCAGATCGAGCATGATGTGTCGCGGGCGAATGCGGGAAAATTGTTAGCGGGAAGTGCGATGCGGAAAGAAAGTCGAGGGAACAGTTTGTAGAATCATTATCTCGTCGCCAGTCTTGGCTAGCGGCGGGATTTTTTTTGTGTCTATTTTTACAGATAGGCGCAAATTGTGTGAGCAACGGCAAAAAATTAGGAGTTGCAAACTATTGCAACCCCTTGATTTTTAATTGTGGAGAATACGAGATTCGAACTCGTGACCTCTTGCATGCCATGCATATTTTATTGGTTTTCATGGCTTTTCATAGCTTTTCATATCGTTTACAACAACACTTGTCAAGCAATTTTATTTTTCATATCTTTGCATATCTTTGCACGCAATAAATAAGATGTGTGCAAATAATGTGCAATGAACAACCACTACTATTCAAAGGATGGCGTAACGGTGGCCACTATTCTCGACACCCGCCGGGCGTTGGCAAATGGCCAGTATCCCGTGCGTATCCGGGTATCGTATCGTCGTGTGCGCTCTTATTACCCAACCGGTAAGAGTATGATGCCCGATGATTGGCAGCGGCTCAATGCGACGCGCCTTCATTCGCTTGTATCCGTTCGCAAAGATATAGAAAATAGTTTTGAATTGGTTCGACAAGCTGTCGAGGATTTAACGTCAAAAGGTTGTTTCACGATTGAATTGTTAGGTGCTCGTTTGAAAGGAGCCGGCGCTACTTCGGTAAATGCATCCATCCAAATCAAAGAGCAGGAATTGCGGGAGACATCCCACATAGGGACGGCGGATATTCTGCGTGCATTGTTGCTGTCGATGAATGCTTTTTCAAAGCGGGAGGTTCAATATATCGACGTATCTATTTCATGGCTGCGTCGATTCGAAGAGTTTATGCGTGCTTCGGGTAAGGGACAGACAACTATTGCGATATATATGCGCGCTCTGCGATCGATATTCAACCAGGCACGGGCTATTGGTATTGTAAAGGAAGCGCAATATCCATTCGGTCGGGGGCGCTACGAGATACAGGAAGGAGAGGGGCGTAAACTGGCCCTTACATTGGAGCAGATAGGCTTGATAGCCCGTTATGATGATGGATACGAAGCAACAGCAAAATACCGCGATTATTGGCTGTTTATGTATTTGTGCAATGGAATCAATGTCGCCGACTTCGTAAGGTTGCGATATAGTGATATTGAGGACGGGGAAATAAGTTATGTACGGAAAAAGACGGAGCACCGCACAAAGTCCCGGAAAGCCGTGCGGGCGATAATTGTACCTCAAATGCAGGATATTATATCACGATGGGGCAACAAAGAAAGTCCTGATAGTTTTATATTTCCTATTCTTACGGGCAAAGAATCTATTGAGGAGCAGCGGCAAAAGGCAAAAGACCTAACAAGCTGCATAAATCGTAAATTTAGGTCTATTTCCAAAGCATTAGGGTTGCCTCCGGTTTCAACATATACGGCCCGCCATTCATTCGCCACCGTATTGAAGCGTTCCGGGGCAAGTATAGCCTATATTTCCGAAAGCCTCGGACATACGGACTTGAAGACGACAGAAAATTATCTCGCTTCTTTTGAACGAGAAGAACGAGAGAAAAATGCCGCATTGCTGACGCGGTTTTGATTCATATAGCCTCCATGATCTTTGCGATCACAAGGGCGAACAGCGGTGCGGAGCACTCGCTTATTTCGAGCTGCGACATCCAGTATGTCATTTCTTCATTCATAACAAAGTAGCGTCCCCGCAATTAATGCGAGGACGTTTTTCTACGTCAGTTCATCTTCGAAATACTCTCGGATAAAGTGCTTCCGATCCTTGTCGCAGAGTTTCTCCACGGCTTTCCGGTAGCAAGATCGCGCCATTTTTTCGGACGGAATATCAGCCGGCGAAGCGTGTCCCATATCCTCGGCGATACTCTTGGCGTGATCGCTGTATATCATTACAGCCGTAACCCATAGGGCATTGTCGTTGTAATACGGCTCCTTTTCGACCTCCCCGTCCAGCTTTTCCACGGTTTGCAGGAATGCGTCCTTGCTCCATTTTGCTCCGGTGTTTCCGTCTTGGTTTACGAGCTTCGCGGCGATCATCTTTGCCTCGGCGTCTGACAGGTAATTATACCAGCATATCGCCTCCATTTTCCCAAGCCACATTTCGGCGATGGTCGGCGACGTTTCCGCGATTTTCCCGAATGCCCACATCTGGGCTCCCGCGAACACCTTTTCTGCGTGCTCATCGTCCATGCCGGCCATCTTGTCATGTAGCCGCTCGTATCGTTCTTTCATTTCACTTGATGTCATATCTAACAGTTTTTGCACGCCCGAACCCGCGGCAGCGGTTTATATACTCCCACGATATTTGGCGTATGGATTATTACTGCCGGTTCGACCTTTTCTTTTGAGGACGTTGATCCGGGTTTCTTGTTGTTCTTTGCCATAATATTTCGTATAATTTCTCCGCACCATAATATGCGAATCCGACCCAATTAGCAATGTATGCCATAAATAGGGATAGCCCTACCGCACATAGTATGTTGCATCCGTTAACGAGCAGCACAAAGAGCGTAGCCCAGAACGAGAGGCATTTCGGGCATGCCATGACCTGGCTGCCGATCTGCGCGATCTTCTCGGCCAGCCCGAGGTGCTGCGCAATGGTGGCGCATATCATAGTGAGCAGGGCTATCCACAGCATACCGCTACGCTGTTGGGGTTGCGGCCGTTGCCACCGTTACGGTGATCGGCGTCTCCGATACGAATGTCCGGCTGCACGGCTGGCAGGCTGATGCCGCCACGGCGTTCATCGCGGCTCCCTGCTCGATGGTTACGGTGGGTGTCGATGCCGACTGAATGGGAATCGTGAAATCCTGCGAGAGAGGTTGCTGCTTGGTGCATCCGCATCCGCCGTTACACGGAACATAAGAGATGATGCCCTCGACATGGACGGTAGCCACATAGCGTCCGGTCCCAACTTGTGACAGCGATTTCAACGAGAACTGCGGATTGAATACCGGAGTGTTGTCTGCGCACGTCGGATAGCAAAGCCGCTGGGTGATGTTCACCTCATAAAAGTACGGCGAAGCCACCGATCCGGCTGCCAGAACGGGTGTAATAACAGCCGCTTGAATTTTGTTACAGTTCATAAAATGGGTAATTATTTAGTTTTGCCTCCTACTGTCTCTATTTTTTCATCCGCGCCGGAGGCATTAGGCTCGGAGGTAGGGTATAGTGCATCGTATATCGCATTTATTTTCGCCTCGAAGGCGTCTACGCGGCCGTGCAGCGTCACGATATTGTCGTTGGTTACCTGCACGCCAAACAGAATCTGTTCGAAAAGGTCCCGCGGCTGACGCGGTTCCTGGGGATTGGTGTTCTCGCTCATCGTTTCAGAAAGTTTTGCACGAAAAAGTTGTTCTTGTATTTTATCAGCAGGTCTTTCAGTTTGGATGCCGTCACGAGCCCTCCTCGCTGGTAGTTCTCGTTCACGAAATCATAGGCTGTCTGCTGCACCTCCCGGGCTTCCTGCTCGGATTCAGCATATATGTATATTTCGATCTTATAGGGTTGCATGGCTTATAGTTTCGGTAGTGGTGGGACATCGGCTACGGGAGCAGCGGCGCTCACGGTGCTTATAGGCTCTCCGCTTCTGATAGTTCTGAATAGATTGTAGGCGCCGACTAATTTGTCTTGATTGGCATCGGCCCATCCGAACAGCTCCCCGATGGTTGTTTTTGCCTGCTGGAGCATCGATGGCGGTACCGGGTCGAAATCGGGGACCTTCTCCATGTCTTTCATGTAGAAATCATACATCCGCTCCATCGTGGCTACATCGCCTTGATACATCTGCATAAGCGATCTTTTCAGGGCGTCTTTGGATGTTGTGCGGATTGTGTCCATATTGTGATACTCTTTTTTAGCGAATAGCATATCGTAGCGGTTTTAAGGGTTAAGGGGGGGGGGCGGATCCCGCCCCTCCCCGGAAGGGCTAACCCTGGCACGTGTCGCAACCACAAGGCTGCGGGGCGGAATACCTCGCCACGCGGAGGAAATTGCACCCTCCAATGGCGGAGTTGAGCCCCGAATTGCCATTGATCGCCTGAGCCAGCGCGATTGCTTCGGCGTTCGACAGCGCGTTAGCGCCTGCCCCGGCGCCTGCACCTGCCCGTACATCAACGTACTGGCTGATCGTAGGGGCATGGTTGTTCTGCCAGCCCTCACGCGAAACGCGCTCCTGGAGCTGCGTCCGGGCGAGGATGTCGATGGCCTTGCTTGCACCCTCGCTGCGAGCTTTGGATGCCTGGTTAATGCCCCAGATTCCGGCTGCAGCCAGAAGGAGTGCGCCGCCGCCCAGACCAGCAGCCAGACCGATACCCGTGGCGGCCATGCCGTCGCGGTGCTTGTAGCAATGGCGATTGCTCTCCCACATAGCCAGATCGCCCGACGTTAAATAATCTGCTTCCATGTATATACATGATTTCGTCCGCCTCTTACCTCTTCAGCGATTGAGGTAGCATTGTATTATAGCTACAATGCAAAGGTGGTCAGGCTCGGCAGGGTGGTCAACGGGATGATTCGAAGGCTATGCGCACTTTGTTCGCAATGCGTTCAAAGGTCACTTTGAAGATGTGTCCGCTTTGAGAGAGGCGGTCCTCGAACTGAGAAAGCATTTTTTCGATACCTCGGCGAGAGAAATGCATCATGCGGGCGATCTCGCTGATGTATATACCTTCGCGCCGCAATAGATGAGCGAGCATGTAACGGGCATCAACCGTTTCGGCCGTGCGACAACACGAAAGGATTTGCTCGGATGTCAATTCCGTTTCATTTGCAACAATATCAAGTATTTTTGCAAAAATCTCGGTTTTACGTATCTCCATATCAAATATTTAGTTTAAATTTGACATACCACTAATGTAAAAAGCCATACACCCGAATTAAGGAATAGTCCTCAATGCTCGGTGCGTATGGCACACATTAGTGGTATAATGGAGAGGAGCGTTGGGGACTTTTTATGCTCATTCCCCAATCGCATGGGCTTATATTATTACATAGGCGACTTTTCTTTATATCTTTACCAACTCCACAGTACGATCCCGACCTGCACTCCGGCTGTCGGCAGCAAACCTTGCGGCGTGTATCCTACACCCACCCCAGCCGTCACGGCAAACCTGTTACGTTTTGTAACGGTTCGGGTAATGGTCCGGTTGTAGGCCTCGATCCAGTCCAGCCGGGGCGCCAAATCCCCGATAACGGGGCCGACCACCCGGGCATAGTAGGTAGAGTCTCGGTATTCGAGCGTGCGCACCGGGACTTCCATCTGCACGCTGTCGGCGCCGCTCGCAGCCTCGACAACACGCACCACCGTATCCGCGGGAGCAAACAGCAGCCGCGGGACATTCACCGTCACCAGCTGTTCGGAAAAACCGTACGGCTGCGGCTGCTCATAGAACACGGTATCGATACGCACTTCCGACATGATTTCCACCGAGGCCGCTCCCCGGCGGTATCCCCATCCGAAGAGCATCGCCCCGGCGACAAGCGCGGCGAGCAGGTACGAAATCAGAGGTTTCATCCCTTGATGAATAAATCCCATCCTGACTGTACGTCGGACATTTTGGCTTCCACGCCATTTTCCACGAACGACATTGCCGCAACTACGGGAACCATCACATCCCGGTTGGTCGCGGTGATTCGGCTATCGGCGGGTACACCCGATCTCTCGGCCACGGTGCGGACGTAGGCGTCCGTGTGGTTCTCGTTACTGGGCGCCCAGCGGTCGATCATCTTCCGGATGGTGTCCAGCCCATAGTTGCGCTGGTAATTGTTCAGCAGTTTGAATGCAGCCCGATACCCGTAGGCCATTGTCGTGAACTGCGCGAAACGACTGTCCTTCGACGGCACGATCTCGCCCCGCCAGGGGTTTCCGCCTTTCGTCTTTTCGATATTCAGCGGGTTGTTGTTTCTTAATCCTCGCGGAGTCATGGCTATTTCGTTTTACGGTCCCACCACGATTTGACGATGATGCCAGCCACCAGTCCCACCCCGGCCGAGATCGTCGAGCAGATGCGGATGCCGTCGGGCAGCAGGTTAAACAGTACGATGCCGGCCACTACGGCGGCGAGCACAATCAATGCGATTTTGGTTGTCTTTTTCATGATCTTGAACTTTTGGAAATGTTTTGTTTACGATTCACAGTTTTCATTCTTGCCGAACGGTGGCTGGCGCTTGTCGCATCCCAGGACTTTGCATTTGAGAATCGACAGCGCAGTATTCGCAGAGGATAGTTTGTCGTTTCGTTTGCGCAGCTCGGAATTCTCCTTGTACAGGGCGTCGATCTTCGCATCCTTCCGGTCGAGCGATTCCTTGAGTTCGTCGCAACGGGCCTTTCGCTCTTCGGCGATCCCGCGCCACTCCTCGACGACGGATTTTTCGTTGTCGATCTGCTTGGCCCGACGATTTTCTTTATAGTAAAGCAAAGACAAGGCTCCGCCGCCAGTCAACAACGCCCCGCCCAAGGAAATGATGATCGTAGTCCAGTCCATCCTATCTCGCAGTTAGGGTAAACACGATGAACACCACCCATCCTACGGCTCCTCCTGCGAGCGCCCATAGAATGTCCTGCATGTCGGCTTTCGGGTCGATCTTGCGCTCCTTTAAAATGGCGGCCGTCAAGACGGCGACCATCGACACCAGCAACGGCAACCACCGCCACCAGGCGCCCAACGGCACGGCCACGATCAACGCCGCGGAGGCGATGACCGCCCCGACTGCGAAGTGTTGGTATTTGTCCTTGGCAACGGCGTTGAGCCTTCCGACGAGTTTATTGATAAGTCTTTTCATATATTTGCGGTATTTCGAGAGTTCGACCGACAGGTTACTTATCCGGGAATCGCTCCCTGATCTCGGCCTTTTTGGCCAGGTATAGTGCCTTCTGCTCGTCGGCTTCGAGTATCTTGCCCTCGGCCAGATAGCCCTCGTAGGCCATCAGGTATTGGTCCGCTTCGGCCCGGTAGGCCATTTCCCGCAACTGTTCGGGATCGGGCTGCGGCTCCGGTTCGGGCGTGTATTCCCAGCCGACCCGAATGCGGTCATCTTCCTCTGTGTAGACCTCCCGGTAATGCTTCGGCGGATCGGATGGTTCAGGTTGCTCGTCGAAGATCACCTCTTTGTATCCAAGCGGGATCAGTTTGTCCGGCCGCGGATTGCAGACCAGCCCGTCAGCGGTCCGGATTGAATTGGGCGCATACTCCATACGCCCGTCGATCAGTTTTGCGTAGTTGTTCATAGTTCGTTATTTGATGATTATTTCCGGCGTTCCGTCAGCAGTCAGGTCATATCCTCCGTCACTTTGCAACAGCGGCGGCAGGTATTCGTCGTTCAGCGGGAACTGCTTGGCGGAATCCAGCCAGGAAGATACAAGGCCGTTATTATTCGCCACAAGGTTCTGCGGCAGGTACTCGGCGATGAGCCCTATGGAGGTGACGCTAACATCTTTGATATAGAATTTACCATTTCCGGAAGTGTTGAACATAGGGTAGAATCCGATAGAGGTCATAGGCACTCCTCTCGTATTCTTAAAAACCGCATAATATTCAGTGAACGATGTTGATGCAATGACATCATGCCTGTAATACGGCAGCCCGGATCCCGCTCCGACGAAAGAAGCGATACGGCTGTTGTCATCGTCTGCTTTAGCTTTGAATTTCAGCAAAAAATAGCATTCATTTTCTACATTCACAGAAAGAGGCCTCCATATTCCATTATTATATCCCTGCCCAGTCTCTGTTGGATATGTCACAGCTAAAGCGCCGTCTACAATAGTTGGAGGAATAGATTGCGCATTATATGACGACCAACCATCGGTCGTCATAGGAGCCATTAGACGTATATACGGGGTAGTCTGTAACCTGCGCGACTTGGGTACGATATACCCAGCGGGATCACCGTCGTTGTAGAGGGCCGCTACTTCTTCCGCGGAAAGGGCGTAGTTGAAATGACGGCAGAAATGGACCGGGCTTTTAGTAATATGTAACGGATCTCCAATGCGGAATAACGCGCTCGGCGTGTATGCTGTTGGTTGCATAGCACCTACCTCGATGCCATTGATATAACACATCGCAGTTGCTCCATCATAGGATATGACGGCATGTATATCGTCACCTATTGTCGCCCGACTCACTTGTAGCGACTTATTTCCGCAGTGGAACATTATCGCATCCATTGGCGTGACGGCGATAGCTAGCATCGAGGTTGAGAATTGTGCCGGTCGTTGAGTGCCATCAGATTGGCGGAGATTAAAGAAGCACTCCATACTCCGCGGACCGTCGAACAATAGCCCGGCATCCGTCGATTCAAGATACCCTTTCGTGCAATTCACCCCCACCTGCTGCTCGCGTTCGCTGCGCAGCGCGGCGATCTTCAACAAACTTCGTCTGCGGTCCATGGCTATTCGATGATTGCGCGGAGTTCCTCGATATTGATCTCGTAGGCTCGATTCGGCGCCGGGGTCTTGTAGCCGATGATGTCCACGAGGTCGTCCGACCAGGTGAGTTCCGTGGCAACGTTTCCCGATGTGAAGAAGATCGCCGAAGTCCGGGCCGATTTTTCCACGGTCCCGATCTTGAGCGAGGTCAGCTCCCCGCAGATGTATTTGTGGTTGCCTTCGACGTTGATCGTGACATCCGCACCTTCGACGTTGACAACGACGGGGGCGGCCGCTGCGGCGGCTTCGAGAGCTGCGGCGGCAGCGTCGAGGGCGGCGGTTGCGGCATCCGTCGAAGCGGCCCCGGACGCCAAAACCTGCCACCAAGCCCCGTCCGTCACCGGGTGTCCGAGGTTGTTATCCTGAAGTGAAACGTAAGACGAATCGCCCGCTGTAACGAAGTCCAGGCGCTCGTATGTAATGCTCGCCGAATACGCCTTTTTGGGCGTAAGGCCCACTTTCCCTAAATTTGTCTTTGCCATATCTTTCAGTCGTTAATTTCGTAATGCAAATGCCCGTCCTGAAGTTCGAACTCGGAACCGCGGCCGTAGCCGGGCTGGTAATTCACGCCCAGGAGCATTGTCGCCGGATCAATGTCGAACGTGGCGAAGATCGGACCGCCATCCGAGCGGACGGATGAGGTGATATAGTCTTTCGCCTCTTCATCCCAGAAGGCCCAGTAATTCGTATCGTCGACCGTTACGATCTTCGGAGGGTGGTCGGCCAGAGATTTCGCACGCGCGGCCTGGAGGTCGGCGTTTGAGGCTGAAGTGTCGGCTTTAACGACGACCTCCGCCACGACAGCGGTCACAAGCTCTCCGTCAGAATAGATATTGCCTTCCTCGTCGGCCGATATTTGGGGAGTTTCGCCTTTGATCCCCGAAAATTTAAGAGCTATAGTTCGTTTTTCGGGGGTGCCTCCAAGTTGAACTTCTACGTTTGGTGCGCCGGTTGTATTATTAACTGAAGCGGTTATGTTTTCTATTTGTCCGGCGTCTCCTGGCTCGCCTTTGAGTGTGGCAATGATCGTATTGATCTGCTCAATGGGCAGTTCTTCCGATGTTCCACTCCACAACTCAATGCTGGTGCATCCCGGCGTTGTGATATTCATTTCACCGTCGGGGAATAGACTGTCAGGGACATCTCGCTTCATCTGGTAGCACAGGATGCCGGGCGCAAGATGGTGCCTATCCACAAGCACCAGAATGGAATTATCTTCAAGTGGCACGCACCGCCTGTAAACTGACCCGTCAAACGAGGCCACATAAGTATTATACGCCGGGGTGTCCGGTGTCTTTAGCTCGATGCGCCAAGGATAATCCGGGAGTTTGCCGTCTGGAAATGAAAACACCACTCGGAAATCACTGGCATAATTGACGTGGCGAATATTGTCGTCAGCCATATTATTCCTCTTTGCGATTGAAAGATCCTATCTCGTACTCGTCGTAATCCTTTGCAAGGACTTCAAAATCGTCCCGGTGCTTCAGGTCTTGCGAGATATACCATTCAGCGGCCGGAGCTGTGATATTGTCGGCGGTATAAACTTTGCCTTTATATCTGAAAGCGACACCCCTCTTAAGAATGTATCCGCCGTTTTCCTGCTTGTTCATAGTCCGTAAAATTAGTATTGCCGCATCGTGATGACAGTTCGGGCACCGGGCGTTGAATGATGCGGTGAAATCCTTGCCCGTGACCTGCTTCCAATCTGCCCTGATAACAGACTTGTCGGCATCGGATAGAGAGGGGGCAGAAACCCTCCCTCTATACCATTCAGCTGATTGCATGATTAGGCCGCTGCCGAACACAGCGATTCGAGCGCCGCCTTCGTCGTTGCGTAGTCCGTCTTGTAGAAGAACAGATTAGGAGTAGGGGCCCCGGTTTCGGTGATATTGCCGATCCATCCGCCGACATCTCCGCTCTTGTCCATATTCATATCTACGCCAGTCGCGCCCTGCTCCCAGCCGATGACGCCGAACGCCTGTTTGCCCGCGTCGCCTTTCTCCATGTTTTCGTAGATGCAGACATATTTGTCCTGCTTCAATCCGAGAACTGCGGCGGCATTCTCCGGGCTGTCAGCCAAAAGGGTAACGGGGAGAACCTTGTCCCATGCGGCGTCGATGCTCGGGTTTTGGTCTGTGATGGTGATCGCCGGGGTTTCATTCGACGGGTTCCGGACCTTGTAACCCCGCTTGCCAGTCAGGGCCACCAAGTTGGTAATCACGAAGCCTTCGCGTGTGGATTTGTCCCAGTCGATAGCATCCCGGGAGATGAAATAGAAAAACTTTTCCACGCCTTTTGCGTGGGGCTCGTTGCAATCATTGAGAATGTCTCGCCCGAGCGTAGTGGTACATGCCTGTACTGCCATTAGTTTGATGTGTTAAGTTAGACAAAGCACTCGCGCTTATGGCAGATTCGGCCACTACAGGGTGGTGATATGTAGGTGTTATTTCGTACATGATTCCGCGGCTTATATCTTCATAAGCGTTCGTGACAAAGGTGTAAACCTTCGGCACGTTGTGCAATAATTATTTGTATTTTTTTCGCCCCAATTTTCCGAGGCTGTTTTGAACCTTGACCCGCTTCTGCCCCTTGTTGATGTCAACCACCGAAACAATGGGCGCCGGCATATTCATCAGGGCCCGTTCCATCATGCGCTCCATCCCCTTCATTCCGTCGTTGCGCTGGGGAAGATTCGATACTTGGATGGCGTTTCCACCGCTTGCCACGTTCATGGCCGATAGCATTGCGCCCCAGTCGTTGACAGCCTGGGCGGTCATCACAGCTTCGCCGTTGGATAACATTGCGGGGATGCTGTCCGAAGTTCCGGAGCCCGGCCCTGTGACAAGACCGCCGGAGGCGTATTTCGGGGTCTCTGCTGAATCTGTTATTTGTGTAGCTTGCGCAATGGCTGCGACTACCGTAGCGATACTTGACGCAATAGTTATCGGTATCATGAACCACGGTGCTTTAGCTGACGAGGCTACGGCGTTGGCTATGGCTTCGGCCTGCGCTAAAACAACCTGAAATACGGCCAATGTTTTCGCAAATTCCGCATAACGTTCGCCCTCTCCGCCCAGTGCATCGAACATTGCAGAAAAGGCCCCTGTCATGCCTGATAATTTGCTGAGAGTTTGCGCCGTCTGCCGTGCTGCCTCTTGCGCTGTGCGGTCCTGCTCCCGGGCGATGCTCTGTTCGGCGTTCGCTATCTGCATACGGAGGTCGAGCCGTTGGCGTTGCAGCTCCACATCGTCCCAGCCTAACCGATTGATAAGCTCTTCATTGCTGGCTATATCGTCCAACTGCGCCAGTTGTTCTTTGGCTATTGTAATAGCTTCTTTTGCAACCCCTAAACTTCCGCCCGACAATGCGGCTTCAGTAAGCCTATTTTGATACTTTCGCGCCTGCTCTTCTAATTGCGATTTGAAGCCTTTAGTAATATCACTATCTCCAGCCTTGAAAGCATCGGCCAACTCTTTATCCAGAGCATTACCGATTGCCGCAATGTCTTTTACGATGGATTCCCGCGCGGCTTTTACTGCTCGGGCTCGCTGCTCCGCAAGTGTTATGCCTTTCTTTATTTTCTCATTTACTTTATCATTGGCGGCCTCCTCAATGCCTGCGGCGTCAAGGATTTCATGGGCCTGTTTTTCATATTTCGCTTGCAATTTTGTATAAATACTGCCTGTATCCAATGCCGCATTTCGCTGTTCGTTTATTTTATCTATTTCAGCTTGATGCTGGTTTATCATTGCCTGCGAAGCTCGTATCTGGCGTTGATATATATCGGCCGTTAGGCCGCCATACATCTTTTCTCGTTCTGCTTTTTGTTTTATATAATAATCTCTTAATCGTTCCGATTTGGCAAGATCATCCTCCGTTTCTGCGACAACTTTTATGTATTTTTCATATTGCTCAGATGCTAATTTCTGCGCCGCAGCAGCCTGCGCCCTCAATTGCAAAGATTGAATGAAATCATCGGTACGTTCAACAAGTAATTTCTCTGCATCATTAACATTGTTTACCTGTACCCCGAGATCGTCGAATGCGTCTTTATTATCGACAATGAACTGCTTTCGCACCTTTAGATCGTCCCCTAAAGCCCTCCATTGCATTTGCAATTCTTTCACTTTGGCGATTTGTTCACCGATGCCGTACCCGTCTTTCTTCAAAGCGTCATTCACCTTATCTTGTGCCTCGGCCATAGAGAGCGCCGCTTCTTTGGCCGTAAACAATCCCTTTACCCACGTTCCAATCTCTTTACCGTAGGCTGTCAGCAGAGTAATGCCCACAACCAAAGCCGTCTGCCAGGAAAAGATGGACGAAATAACCTGCCGGAACACCGGAATAGTCGCTTTCCCCTCGGCTCGCAACGCTTTGTTGGCCACCCTTGCCCGGGTCAGTTCATCGGCAAGCATCGGCAGGTTATTGGAAATCGCCAGAAAAAACTGCTGGGCGGATATCGTGAGCGACGGAAATTCCCGGGCGAGTTGCTGTACTTGGAATGCAAGCGGAGTAAAACCTTTTGCTGCACTCGCATAGTTACCGACATTATCTCGAAAGTTTAGCAACGATGCGTTAGCCTCATTTAATTCGGTTTGCATCTCCCGGATTTTTGCGCTTAATTCTCCTCCGATTTTCGCATTGTTCCGTTCCTCTCGGCTCAATTTATTGTATTGAGCTGTTAATTTCTGAATACCGGCTCGTAAATTTTCGACGCTGCCATCCAGTTTAACCTCTTCGCGGATATTGGCTTGAATCTCTCGGGTATAGGCCGACATCTCGGTACGCAACGCTTTGATAATCTGCGCTTGCTTGGCAACACCCTCGGAATCTCCTGCTTCCTTGAACTTTTGCAGTTTGGCTTTTGCTGTGTCAATAGCTGTCGAGGCGGCCTCCCACCCTTTAATTAAATCCGAGTATCTGAACTGGATATTAATAATCTTGTCGATAGTGTCCTGTGCCATATTTCTTCATATGGGTTAAATGGTTAATAAATTAAGCCGACTTTGCTTTCTGGGATACTGCCACCTGCCGGCGCACGGCGTCGTTCTCCTGAATTCCCAGAATGACAGGGTTGTAATTAATTTCTTCGGTTCCCGTGTTTTCGGGGGCGTAGATAGACAGATACAGATCGCCGTCCTCCTCGTACAGATCGACATAAAGGCGGGAATCGTAATCGACGATATAGGGCGTTCCGTTCGATGTTATGGCATACGCTGTGCCGTTAATGCCGTCCGCTTCTGCAACCCATTGGCTGTCTTCATTCTTGCCGTCCAAGCGCAGATAATACGTTGCTGCCACCACTCCGTCTACTTTCAGTTTCAGCAGTTGGCAGTCGCAGATGTCGTTTTCGCCTGTTTCTACCGAATATATGGCGAATATCTGCCCGAATTGGGCTATATACACCGGCTTCGTGTAGTCGAGGTTGTAGAGATCGAGAGCCGTGAGTTTTGCCCGAATGGTGATGATCCGCAGACGGTC